CCTATGATCGGGCACAGCTGGATCATCTTACCAGAAAATGTAACTTTCCGCGGCTCTCTTAAGACGCGCATCCGGATGGCCGTTTAGGCGCCCTGTCAGGACGTATGGCCTGCGCTAAGAGGTTGGGGTACATAACAAGAACAGGGGCGCCACACGCCCGGCGAACACCGGGCTCTTGTACCGACGGCCGTGGAAGGCACCAGTGAGACAGACTCCCCGCTGGAGGAAGGGGGATTCGAACTCACGGTCCCCCTGCCACGTCGAGCTCTGTTCTCGGGCCATGCCGCTCACTTGCCTGCGAGGGATAGGGGCGTAGGAGCCGGCGGGCTGGGTCAGCCCGATTTATTCATCGCGGCTTGCCATTCCAGGCAGCCCGGGGCCCACGTCATTTGGACAGGTTGCGGTTTGCGGCGCTCCTCGGCCTCCTTCGCCAGCCGGCGGTAGAGCTCGTAGATGCCCTGGCCCGGGAAAGGCTTCTTGAACCAGTCAAGGAACTGCGCGGTCGAATCGACCTGATCGTCGTGCTTGCCCTTCGGGAATACGGTCATCTCGTGGAGGTATTGGGCGAGCCAGGGTGCCGTCTCCGGGATGTGGACGAAGCCGTTCTCGATCATTCCGGTCTGCGCATGCAGCCGCATGACCTTCTCGCATTCCGGTTGGTAGCGGGTGACGCCGTGACAGCCATCGGCGATCAGCTCCTGGATCAGCTGGGTGCCGGAAGCCTTGTCCTCGATCAGCACCTCGTTTGCATCGAACAAGTTCTGCTGCTCCCGGACAGCGCGCTTGAGCGCCGGGTATTCGAGCCGCCGTCGGAACACGCCGAGGAGAAAGAGATCCTTGCCCTTCACTCCCCAGGTTGTGCACACCGAGAAATCGCTGAGCTCGGTCGCCTTGTTGGCGGTATCCCAGCTTTGCACGATTCGGTCGAAGCTCTCCGGCCGCTGGTTCGCAGCGTAGCGCTTGAACCAATCCTCCTTGACCATGCCGCCGCCCAAGGGCGCGGGGGATTGCTGATACTGGCCGGCGAAGTTGTATTCGCCGATCGTCCGGCGAATGCGGTCGAGGGTGTCGAGCGGCTCGCGGTCGGGGTGCAGAGCCTCGCCCTGACGGCGCCGGAAGCATCGCGGTCCCCAGATCGTCTCGATCCGGTGCACTTCGTCGGCTTCGGCGATCGCCGGAAAGCATATGACCTCCCACGGCTCCTGGGCGAGCACGTGACCGATGAGGTCGTCCTCGTGCAGCCGCTGCATGATGATGACGATGGCGCCGTGTTGCTTGTCATTTTGCCGGCTGTAGAGGGTGTGATCGTACCATTCGTTGGCGGCTTGCCGCTGCGCCTCGGAGAGCGCCTCCTCCGGTTTCAGCGGGTCATCGATTAGGATCAAGTCGGCACCGCGTCCGGTCAGCACGCCGCCATTCGAGGTGGCGAGCCGATAACCCTGGCGGGTAGTGATGAATTCCTGCACCGCCTGGCGATGCTGAGCCAACCGGGTTGGAAAGATTTGCCGATATCATGGACTCATCATGATGCCGCGGCAATCGCGGCCGAGCTTGTCGGAGAGGTCCTGGGCATAGCTGACGCAGAGGATCTGAGCGGAGGGATCATGCCCCAGACACCAGGCCGGAAAGGCGATCGAGGCCATCAGGGATTTTAGGTGGCGCGGCGGCAGGTTGATGATGAGCCGCCGGATCCTGCCTTCCCGTACGGCAGTCAGCTTGGCGGCGATGACCTGGAGATGCCAGTTCATCGCCAGCCCGGCCTGCGGGTTGAGGTCATAGAAACAGCGCGCGGCGAAGGTGGCGAAGTCCTGCCGCAGCACGGTCTCGTACTGGGTGCGGGTTAGGTTCTCGATCATCATGTTTCCGCCTCCGCGAACCGCACCCTGAGCTGCTCGATCACTTTCTCGTCCGCCGCGGTGAAGGCGGAGGTCTCGGGAGAGGCCGGCTCGGTCTGGCCTTCGATGTCCCGCAGGATGTCGAGGAGGATCTTGATCGCGCGCAGATCGGCTGTGGCCGAGCGGTTGACGAGCTGCGTAACGATCGCCTCGCGCTTGGTGATCTTGCGATGCCCGCCATTCTCGGTGACGATGACGGGCTCGTTCAGCGCTTCGCTCAGCAGCGTCTTCAGGTTCTTCGCTCCGGGCGGGCGGCCGCGGGGATTGCCGGATTGGCCTTTCGTGAAACGGGTGTGGCGGGGCGGCTTGCCATAGCCCACCTCGTAGTCGCGCTTGTTGTCAGTCGACATTGGCGGCCTCCGCCTCGCGGGCGAGGTCATCGAAGCTGCGGCCACTCGCGGCATGATGAGCGCTCCCGCCGGTCAGCGCTTGCCATCGCCGGACGATCGTATCGACATAGGCGGGGTCAAGCTCCAGCCCGTAGCAGCGCCGGCCAGTGCGCTCGGCCGCGATCAATGTCGTACCGCTGCCGAGAAACGCATCGAGCACGATGTCGCCGCGGGCCGAGCAATCGAGGATCGCATCGGCGACCATCGCCACCGGCTTCACGGTCGGGTGCAGCGCCAAGAGATTGCCTTCCTCGCCGCAGCGGGCGAAGGAATTGGCTCCGGGGTAGTGCCACACATTGCTGCGATTACGGCCGAACTGGCCCAGCTGGACATTGTTGCGGTGCCCCTGGCGGCCGTGTTTGAACACGAACACGAGCTCGTGTTGGCTGCGATAGAGCGAGCCCATCCCGCTGTTGTCCTTGACCCAGACGCAGAGGTTTTTCAGCTCGCTGTAGGCGCCTCGGCCGGCGGTCAGCAGCTCTTCGACATGGCGCCAGTCCATGCAGACGAAGTGCAGCACGCCGTCAACGCTGAATGCCGCGAGGTTCCGGAAAGCCCGACCGAGAAAGGTGGTGAATTCGGGCCGATCCATCTCGCCCGAGGCCATCGGGAAGGGGCGGTGGTGGATCGCGCCGAGGCCGCTCGCGTGACCATCGATCGGCACGTTGTAGGGCGGGTCGGTGAAGACCATTGCGGCGCGTTCCTCGCCCATTAATGCGGCGAAGGCTGCGGCATCGAGAGCGTCGCGGCACAAGATGCGCTGGCGACCGAGGACCCATACATCGCCGATCTTGCTGAGCGGCGGGCCGGCCGGTACCTCTGGTACTGCATCTGCCGGGTCGTCGTCGGGTTCGGGCAGATCCCCAAGTGACGCGATCCGCAGATCGATCTCGGGCATTTCGAAACCCGTGTCCTCGATATTGAAGTCGAGGTCGAGCAGCGAAAGTTCCTTGAGCTGCTGCGCCAGCAGCTGGTCGTCCCAGGCTGAGATCTCGGTCAGCCGGTTATCGGCAATCATGAAGGCGCGAGCTTGCACGGAGGTCAGATGATCGAGGCACAGCGTCGGCACCTCGGTCCAGCCGAGCTCGTCGCACGCGAGCAACCTACCATGACCCGCGATCACTTTGTCGTCGCGATCAATCAGGATCGGGACATTGAAATCTAAGGTCTTGATGCTGTTGGCGATCTGTCGGATCTGCTTCTTGCTGTGGCGCCGCGGGTTGGTAGGGTCCGGTTTCAGCTCCTCAATCCGGCGATAAGTGACAGACATCCGAGATCGAGCGGCTGCGCTGACATGCGAGGCGGCGAGGCTTTTCATTAAAAAATACTCCAGGGCACTAAACCTGGCGCGCCGATCGCATCAGCTGCAGAGACTTGGTCCTGCGGAACCCAAGAGCGAAATTCGGCAAATCGGCCGCCGTCTTTTTCCGGCGGCCGAATTTCGGCCGATTCTATTTGGCCGTTCCGGGTGAGCGCCGGCCTTGTTTCTTCCAGTCCGCCGGCGCGAATTGGTTCCGCACCTTACGCAGGCGAATTCTTGTGACCCGCCCTGAAAATTGCCGCTTCGCCGCCTCCCAATCGGCTTCGCCTGACGCCGCCTCGCCGCGTGCCATCAACTCCGAAACCCGTTTTTCGTACCACGAGCTCAGATCTCGGTCGGAAACATGGGCGGCAGGTTTCGTCGACAATCGTATCTGGGCTGTTCCGGCCGCCGTCGCCGGAGAAACCTCGATTAACACTTGTCCACTACGATCCGAATCCACGGATTTGAAGATCCGAACATGGCTGAAGGTGTATCCGCGCCCTTAGCCACACCATCCTCAAAATTGAGACTCAGTTCTGAGCACAGTTCCGCCGGAATCGTCGCGCGCTTGAGCGATGGCGGTTGAAAACCCGTCACGACGCCCTCGCCGCTCGTCAGACGCGCGCGAAAATCCTCGACTAGACTTTGACCTAGCTGAGACACTCTCTCCTCTTCGCGGGCCCTCGCGCCGGCAGAAGTCAGCTGCTTGGCGACCTCACGCCGAGCAAAGACGAGAAACGCAGGGTCCGGGTGGCTGATCCGGCGCAACGCCTTCTCACGGCCGACGCAGCTGGAAACAAAGTCATTCCACTTATCCTGATCGAAGAAGTGCTCCGGCACTTCCTCCAAGGCGAGGCCAGCGCTCGGATCCCTCGGTGGCGGGCGCTTCCGACGGGCCGACGTGACTTCGCTGGTTGGCCAAAAACTCGGCAGCAAGGGCTCGGCTCGACCGACTCGAGCGAGCTGCTCCAGGGTTTCCCTCGTGATCCCGCCAAAGTCGATCAGAGGTTTGTCCAAACTTGATCCCGAAAAGGAGAAGACGCGCACAAAACAGCAACTGTCGCGTTACCTGGATACCGAGCACCCCATTATGTACTACATGTAGCGGAAAAACGTCTGAGGTTACTATTAGTCCACCGCGTAGCGGAGGGCAATCGCAAAGTCAGGAAGTTTTTTTTGAAGGACGCTCGCATAGCGGCATGAGCTGCCAAAACGAGGCGGGCGAGCGTACTTGCCCAACGTCTCTCAATCCCTCGGGGGTGAAGGGCGCCGGGGAAAGGCGGACAATCCCGCGATTGCGAGCGCCGTCGACAACGCCCTCGAGCCTTGGCGTCATGATCCGGAGACGCCGATGGCACCGGAGTTGGATAGTCGAACTGCTTGGCGATGCCCCGTCCGGGAGGACTCGGTAGGGTGTTGCAGCGCGATCCCCCGCGCCGCCGAGCAGCCATTCGTTGCCGCCGGGCGACCCCAGGCATTGCGTGACCCGCCGATGCCGTGCGATCCGGGTGAAGCCGAGCCCGACATGCGGCAAATGCATGATCCACAGCCGCGGCTCGCCATTGCCCAAGACGAGCTTTGCCTCGCGCGCCGACGCCTCCGGGTCATAGCTGGTCTCGGCACCCTGGCCGCCCGTCCGCAATGGCGCGACGACCTGGCCGTA